CCGGGTGCGCTTTGACCCTGCCACCGCCGCCCAGACGCTGGAGCTGTTGCAGGGCAAAGACAGAAGCGTGCCGGGCACGGCGCTGTACAACGGTTATTTTTCCACCCGGATGCAGAATCTATCCGGCGCGGTGTACACGCAGGACGCGAGCGATTACGCCAACGTTGTGCTGTGCGGCGGCGAGGAGCCCGGCGAGAACGACAGCTTTACCCGGTATTTCTGCGAGCTGGGCGACATGACGGCCAGCGGCAATGCCCGGCGGGAGCTATGGGTAGACGGGAGCAGCGTGCGGCATAAATACACTGTGCAGAACGCCGACGGCACGACAAGCGACGCCGAATACAGCGAGGCGGAGTATCAGACTGCCGTGCAGAACTACGCCCGCGCGGCGCTGAAGAACCACATGAGCACGCGGCAGCTGAAATGCACCGCGGCCAACACAAACCTAATCTACGGCACGGACTACGAGCTGGGCGATCTGGTTCCGGTGCGGGTGGAGGAGCTGGGGCTGAACGCTGTGGCGCGGGTGGCGAGCATCCGCCTGATCTATGAGAGTACCGGCGGCAGCCTGCAGCCGGTGCTGGACCATTTCACATTTAAGGAGTGAGCCAAATGACAGAGCTTACCTGCTGGCCGCTGGATAATAAAGAGTATACCGCCGAGGCGCTGGGCGCGGCTTATGCTGCGCGCAGCCGCGGTATACTGCACGCGGCGGATTTTACCGCCACGGCCAACGGCGACAACACACTGACCATTGGCCCCGGTGTGGGGTGCATCCACCCCGGTACATACTGGGCGGCGTTCCCGTACCTGCTGGCCAATACCCAGCTGACCTTTACGGACGCGGACGGCACAAACCCGCGTTGGGATGCCGTTGCCCTGACCTATGACAAGAACACCAACACGGCAGGGCTGGAGGTGCGCACGGGCACGGCCTCGGCCTCCCCTGCCCTGCCGGAGCTGCGCCGGGATGACGACTACGATGAAATCTTTCTGTACCGCGTGACGCGCCCGCGCGGCGCTACGAAGATCAGCGCAGACAACATTGTGGACCTGCGGCTGGACAGCACCTACTGCGGCCTGATGCGCGATACGATGGACAGCGTGGACACCGGCGTGATGAACGCCGCGTTCACGGCGTTTTTGCAGCAGATCGAGGCGGAGCTTGCCCAACTGCACGCGGGCACTGCCGTGATGACCAAGGGCGAGTACGACCCGGCGGGCCTGAGCCTTGATGCGGCGGTACAGCTGTACAGCTGTACGAAGTCCGGCAAAGTCTACGCACTGAAGGGCACCGGCGCGGTGGGGCGGTTTAAGGTCCCGGCAGCATGGAGCGCGGGCGATACCTGGACGGTAAACGGCAAGGCTATACCTGCGTACTGCGGCGCGGATGCGGCGGACGGTGACAGCGTTGTTGCCGGGCGGTGGGTGCTGTTTACCTTTGACGGGAGCCGACTGGATTTTAACGGCGGCGGTGGTTTAAGCGCGTCCAAGCTGGCACAGGCCACCGCCACCGAGGGCAATGTGCTGGCAGGGAATAGGTTTTATTCGGGTAGCAAAACCATCAAAGAGGGCAGCATGCCAAATCGGGGCAGCTGGGGGGTATCGCTTGCCCCCGGAGACGTGGCAACCGTCCCATCCGGCTACCATAATGGGAGCGGTAAGGTGAAAGCGAAAAATGTCAATATCAGCCTTGCAGGAACTTACTACACCACTGCTGCTTCGGATCTTAACTGGAGAACGACGGTCTCTGGGGCCAATGCGTTACTTGTAATTGTCTACGGCTCAGATATGACCAAGATCAATGTGCCTACTGTCAGCAGCGGAACTGTCACTAAACTCTCAGATTGCCCTTGGCGTGACCACACTGACGGAGGCCCCCACTACCACAACGCAGCTTTTGTCTATGCAGTTACAGGCATCAGTGGAGACTGCACCGTCAGATGCACCACAAATAGCTGGGACTGGGGCTTCGGCGCAACAGTCTATAAAATTGTATAAGAAAGGGGAAACCTAATGAAGCTGATTTATTAGCTTTCTTTGGACACACACGACTGGTGAAACGGGAGAACATATATGACTGAACAAACGATTGTACATGAGATCAGCCTTGCCGGGTACAAAGCCACTTCCACGGGCGGCATGCTGGATTTAGGTACACGGTATGAGAAATGAAACCATGAGAGAGCCAATCGTAATCAACGCCGATAAACTGTTGTATTGTTAAGGAGGTAGGACATGGTACATACTTTGAGACTTGACAACTACTCCCCCACCCCGCGAAAGCTGGTGCTGGGGACTAATTCCAGCTATGGCACGGAGAGTATCAAGATTGAGCGCGGGGCCGGGTGGTACGGGCTGAATCTCACCGCAACGTGGCACATCCCCGGGCGGGAAGAGCCGCTGCGCGTGGCCCTGCTGGATGGGGATGCCATGGACGTGCCGCCCGAGGTGACGAAGGAGGCCAAGGATGGCGTGCTTGTGCTGGCTGGGCTGGCCTCCGGCGTGCAGCGGGCGAGTTGTAACGTGGAGTATCTTATCCTTGAGCAAGCGGGCATATACGGCGGCACGGATGCAGAGCCGACGCCCGAGCTGGCGGCGCAGGTGCTGCAGGCGGTGCAGGATGCCCGGGACGCGGCAAAGGACGCCGATCAGCGCGCCACGAACGCGGAGAACGTCGCCAACAGCGTGAGGGAGGACGCCGACAACGGGAAATTTATCGGCCCAGTCGGCCCGCAGGGGCCTGTTGGGCCGCAAGGCGCGCAGGGTATCCAGGGCGAGAAGGGCGACACCGGAGAGCGCGGCCCCCAAGGTGAGCAGGGCGTTCAGGGTGTACAAGGCGAGAAGGGCGATACCGGCGCGCAGGGGCCTGTTGGCGAAACTGGCCCGGTTGGCCCCAAGGGTGATACTGGCCCGCAGGGTGAGCGCGGTGAGCAGGGGCCGCAGGGAGAGGTTGGCCCGGAGGGGCCTGCCGGAAAGGACGGCGTACAGATTGATGACGCGGCGGTGAGCGGGGACGCGCCGTGGAGCAGCAAGAACATCGTAGACATGCTCTGCCCACCGCTGGAAGAAAGCGGCAACCCTGTTGTGTGCTACCCTGTGGCGGGATATTCGCTGGGGGTAAAGGCCAGCTGGGAGCCGGTGCAGGAAGGCAGCGGAACACCGTATCCGGCAGGTGGCGGGAAACAGCTATTGGATATTACACAATGCAAGCCCACTCCAATTAGTTCTACGTATGGGCTTACCGTCACCATCGACGGTGATATTATCAAAATAAGCGGCGTTCCGAATGTGACTGGAAAAGATTATTACAGTTTTGGTGTGTGCACATGCAGCCAGGAAGAACTGCGGGGCAAGGGCTACAAGGTCACTGCCTGGGCAATCAAAGGCAAGGTGAATAATGCTTGGGGATTGCGCACAGAGAGCGAGAACGCACTGGCAATTGCAGCAGAGCTGACACCAGGTGTAAACAACGACATACAGTTGCGGCTGATGGTGTCCAAAGATACTCCCACGGCGTGGGAACCCTACGAAAACATTCGCCCCATCAAGGGACGTGACAGCGTGACGGTCGAACGGTGCGGGGAAAATTTGCTGGCTATAAAACCATTTAATAAAGACACATACAAAGGCATCACGTATGAGTATGTCCCGGATGGCGGTATTCATATATCCGGCACCGCACAGACTAGTGTGGATAGCCCGACGTTCCCGGTTTTGCATCTGCCGCCCGGAAAATACTACGGACTGGAAACGGGTGAAGGAATTTCCGCTTCTATTGTGGTGCAGAGAAATGGGAAAAACTTGTGGCTAAATGCCAAAGGCAATTTTGAGATTTTGGCCGGGGATGTAACTAAGTATTGGTACGCGATTGTGAGTGCCGGCGCAACGGTTGACAAGACAGTGTATCCGTACATCGTCCCTGGCACCACCGCCCCTACCACCTACACACCCTACAACGGCCAAACCAACCCCCTGACCCTGCCTGAAACCGTGTATGGCGGTGAGGTGGACGCGGTGAGCGGTGAGGGGCAGGAGACGCAGAAATTCGTAATTCTGAATGGCACAGAATCATGGAACTCATGGGGAATCAACGCTCACAACCCTGCTATTACAGGATTTTATACATACGACATCAATGATTATGATGCTAAAAACACAAAAGGCATTTGTAGCCATTTAGAGACTCCGAACCAAGATGTGTGGGGTGGGCGGAATGCTGGAATTGGCTTTGCGACAGTCGAATCGTCGCGCTATTTTATGTTCAGCATGCTGACTAGCTCGATACCCGATATATCAGCGGGACATGAAGTTGCTTCGTTGAAAGCCTACCTTGCCGCTCAGAACGACGCTGGCACGCCAGTACAAATTGCTTACAAGCTGGCAGAGCCTGTGCCCTTCACCGCAACCGGCGCACAGCCGTTGCTCGCGCTTGCAGGAGCGAATACCGTGCTGACCGATGCCGACAGCGCGACTGTGACGGGACGTGCAGATCCCATTAAACGCATTGAGGATTTGGAAGCAGCGGTTGCTTCTATCAACTGAAAGGAGTAATAAAATGGCTATCAAGAGTAAAGCACGGCACGATTTAACGCTGCGCAGTATCAAGCGAGAGATTGCAGCAGGACGTGATGTTGCATTTTGGCTTGACAAAGCATACACGCACCTTGACAATGGCCTGCTGGATGAGGCGGACATTGCCGAAGTGGAGACGCTGGCGCAGGCGTATTATGATGCGGTGGACGCTGCACCTGACGAGGAAGAATGATAACCTTGAAAAATACTGTAACGAAGGAGCAGATTCAAAATCTGCTGCACAAGGAGAAGTTAAAATGAGACTTTCAAACGGCGAAGTGCTGTTGCGCTGGCCTTTGGCACAGCACATCATCACGCAGGGGTGGTACTACAACGACGGCAGCTTGCATCAGGCCATCGACCTGCGCACGCAGCTCGGCAATACCAGCACACAGCCGGTATACGCTGCCGAGGTCGGCACCGTAGATCAGGTGCAGGACTGGGACGGCCATACCCGGACGGGCATGCAAAGTTATGGCAACATGGTGCGCATCAAGCACGCGCCCTACAAGGGCAGTGTGCTGCAGACGCGGTACGCGCACCTGAGCAGCTATTGCGTCAAGTTTGGCCAGCAGGTGAACGAGGGCGACCTCATCGGCTACAGCGGCGTGACCGGCAATGTGTTTGGGGCGCATTTGCACTTTGAAGTAATCCTGAACGGCAAGCGCACCAACCCGCTGGTGTGGCTGGACAACGACTTCACCACGGCGAGCGGGCAGGTGTTTACATACCGCCCCGGCGAGCACGCTGTACAGCAGCCCGAGCAGGCCGCCAGCGGCGCTCAGACGGCCCAGAACGGCACCGGCAAGCTGCAGGTCATCACGGTAGGGCCGGTCTCGCAGGGCGATGCAGACGCCGTCTTTGCCGTGTGCCAGAGCCGCGGCCTGACGGATGCCGGGCTGTACAAGAGCGAATGGGCCTGAGGTGGTGCCAATGGAGCAGATTATAATCGCGCTCATCACGGCCGGGCTGAGCCTGGTGGGCGTGATGGTAACGAACTACTTCAACAACAAAAGCTTGAGCGACAAGGTCACACACCAGCTGGAGGTTGCGCAGGCTGTAACGGACACCAAGATCGAGGAGCTGACGCGCGAGGTGCGGACGCACAACAACTTTGCGCAGCGCATACCGGTGATGGAAGAAAAAATTGCTGTCGCGAACCATCGCATTGACGATCTGGAACGGCACGAGGAGAAGGAGAGGAAAATCTGATGCAGGACTTCTTGAAGAATTTGGCGGCGCTCATCAAGGTGAAAACTATCGTCACCCTTGTGGTCGTTGCAGTTTTTGCAATTCTGGCACTGCGGGGCGGCCTGCAGCCGGACACAGTGATGACGATCGTCACCATGGTGGTGGCGTTCTACTTCGGCACACAAACCGAAGGGAAAAGCAACGGCAAATAAGTAAGCGGCAGGCTGCTCCATGTGGGCAGCCTGCCGCTTTTTTACGGTGATTTTTGGGGCGGATCACTACGAACTTTTTACGAACTTTTGGCCGATTACGAACCATTTACGAAACATTATCAGACAGTATTTAACAGTATCTAGCACTATCTGATAAATGAAAAACCGCGATACACCAACCTTTGCAGGTTGTATCGCGGTTTTTACATTGGCGGAGTAAGAGAGATTTGAACTCTCGCGGCGGTTTCCCACCCTACGCCCTTAGCAGGGGCGCCTCTTCGACCTCTTGAGTATTACTCCACAAGTCAAAGTGATTTTATATATTCACTTGTTATCACAAAATGGCGGAGAGGATGGGATTCGAACCCATGGTCCGCTCGCGCGAATCGCTGGTTTTCAAGACCAGTTCCATAAACCACTCGGACACCTCTCCACAGTGGCTGCCGCCAGAATGCAGGTATTATTATACAAAAATACGGAGGGGTTGTCAACCCCTCCGTGCAAACTTTTTTGAAAATTATTTCGCATGTGAATCTCACGGTGGATTTTCTCCTGCGTTTTGCGCAGATGTTTTTTGTTTTGGGCCCTTCAGCCATAAGAAACGCAAAAACCGCCGCAGTGTTACACCGCGGCGGGAAAATTTTCGGGGAATATTTTTACAGCGCACAGGGGGCAAAGCCGTCCTTGCCCAGCACCTGGACCTTCGTGTAGCCCAGTTCCTTCAGTTTGGCGGCAACAGCCTCAAAACCGAAGGTCAGCGCCTTGGTATCGTGGGCGTCGGCGGTGATGACAACATTGCCG